CGCAGACGGCCAGAGCTTCACCATCACCATGAGCCTATGGTCTGGCACCTATCGGCTCGATGCTTTGCCACGCCAGCTGAATTTCTATCGCAATCTGCGTGACAGAAAGAAAGGCGCTTACGCCAAACACTATGAGCTGACGGTGCGCGCATTGGAGGAATTCGCTCGGAAGGTTCATTGATCGACTCAGCAGCCATTATCTCCCCAGCCCCTCGGTTAATTCCGGGGGGCTTTTTTCGTTTGAAATCAATGTGGGGCGAGTTTTGGTGCGCTGTTCGGCAAAAATATTGAGTCAGCGTTGAGTCAAACAAAAACGACTAAAGCCCGACTGATTAGGTCGGGCTTTACGCGTTTGATTTGGCGTTATTTTTTGGTTGCGGGAGTAGGATTTGAACCTACGACCTTCAGGTTATGAGGCCCACCCCTTGGACTGAAAAAGTCTTTTGAACTCCGAGACTTATCGTATTTTTAAACACGCAACGTCGGCGTCGTGTCGCACGGAACTGCCGCAAACCGCTGGGAAGAAACGGGAATCCAGATCGGCGATCACCCACTCTGGCTTTTGAAACCCTCGTATCGCGGGCGCAGGCGGCATTGCAGGAAGCTCTCCAGCAGGGTCAGCACCGGAATACCGAGGTGGGCCGGGAGCAGAATATTGACCCGATCCACGTTCGCCCGGATCCAATTTCCGATCTCGGCCATATCAACTTCGCCCAGTCCTATGCGCTCGGCGTCGACGATCATTGATGCCGCGAGCGTGCTCTTTGCGCTGCCCGGATTGTAGTGTTGGCTGGTGTAACGTGCTTGGCTCTTGGGTCCGACCTTCAGCACATCGTCGCCGTGCGTGAAAACGTAGACGGCCATCTGTCCTGCTGGCAGCCGCATGGGCGACGCGTGTGGCGCGGGCAGCGCCTCCACACGGATGTCGTCCGCCGCTAGCGTGACGCCGGCCAGCCGCGCGACGGTGGCAAAATCATCGAGGGTTTGTTTCGGAATCCATGTCATGGAAACTGCTTAGCCCAGAAGCTTGGCCTCAACCATGGCCATGGCCTTCTGGTGATCCGGCGATGGGAACAGGTGGCCGTAGCGTTCCATGGTCATCTGGATCGAGGAGTGGCCTGCGAAGGTCATGATCTCCTTGATCGAGAAGCCCTGCTCGATCCACAGCGACACGGCGAAGTGGCGCAGGTCGTGCCAGCGCATCGTCACCTCGACCGCTTCCTGCAGCTTGCGGAAGCGTGCCTGCGTGTTGGTGTGCTGAAGGATCCCGCCGCGCGGCGCGGGGAACACCAGCCCGAGATCGCTTTTCGGGCAGCGCAGTTTCCAACGGCGCAGGGCGTTCAGCACCATCGGCCCGGCCGGAATGTCGCGGAACCCTGCCCGCGATTTCGGCTCGCCCATCTGGTTGTAGGCGTCAGCGCGCTGGCGGATATAGATAAAGCCCTTGTCGAAATCGACGTCCTGCCAGCGCAGGCCCCGCAGTTCGGAGGCGCGCAACCCGCCCAGCGCCGAGACGATCAGGTGCGGCTTGAAATCCTCGTCGGCGGCCTCGATCAGTGCGCGGATGGCTTCCTTCGATGGCACCGGGGCCTTGTGCTCGATCCGGCTGGATTTGATAACCCGCACGCCGTGGGCGGCGTTGGTGAACAACTGGCCATTGTCGATGGCATGGTCGAGGATCAGCTTCAGCACCGAAATGGCGCGACGGGTCAGGTGTTCCGAGCGGCCATTCAGCAGCAGCCGGTCGCGCAGTTCGTTGACATGGCGGCGGGTCAATTGGGCGATCAGCTTGTCCCCGATCCCGACCTCCGGGTCCTTGAGGTGCAGCCGCACATAGTCGCTATAGCCGCGCAGCGTGGACCGCTCCATCCGCCGCCCGGTCTTGCAGCGCACCTCGCAATGGTCGAGCCAGCTTTTCGCGGCCTCGGCCACGGTCGTGCTGTCGCTATCGGCCAGATAGGTGTGGTTGGCGACCAGCGAGCGGACCTTGACCAGATAGACATCCGCATCCTTGCGACGCGGGAAGAGCTTGGACCGGCGTTTGCCTGCCTGGTCGGTGAAGTCCACCTGCCAGCGCACCAGCCCTGAGGGTAGTGTCCGTTTGCGAATGGTAGCCATGATTTCCCCTAAATTCGGTAAGGAACGGGAACGGTTGCCAAAGACCGTCATAAACTGATATGACTCATTTCAAGTGCACTTGCAATGGATTGTAGCGCATGCCAGATATCGTTCATGATGGGAGCAACCGATAATGACAGCCAAGGAATGGGGCGATCCAGCAACGGACGCGTCGGCCCCGTATGGCGACACGGAAACCACTGCGGCATCAGGGGTGCCGCTTCCAAGTTTGCGCGTCCTGCAAGCGGCAGGGGCCATACAGTCCCAGAAACTCGCAAAACAACATGGTGGGTTTCGCCGAACCTGGCCGGAAGCAGAGGTTCTGAAGGCGTCGATTGCTGCCGCGATCAGCAAGCACTTCGCCTGGAACATCCGGATCGTGTCGGAGGCCATGGCGAAAACCCTAGGCGGTACATGGGATGCACTGGTGGCGATTTCCGTCGCAGGACAGGAAGCGCCTGCAGCCGGGGCCACGACACTGATCAGGGCGTCGGATCAGGATTGGCATCTGGAACTGGTGGACCGGAAGTTCTTATTCCTCAACATCCCAAAAACCGCCACAGCGATCTTGCCAGACACGCCCCTCGGCCAGAGCAATCTGTTGCTGGGCATGGTCAAGAAGGACGGCTTCATGCTCATCCCATGGGCCTTCGGCACTCCCCAAGGCCGGGAGACCATGAAAACCGCCCTTGGAACGGATGGCTATCAGACAATGGAAAAGCTGTATCGGGTGGCGATGGCCGCCCACGGCAATTTCCTCAGCAAAGCGACGATCAACGCCAGCATGCAGGTCCGCATGGCGTCGCATCGGCTGCAAGGCCGCAAGGCGCACTTCGTTCAGGAAATGATCAAACCCGGAAGGGGAAAGGCTGACCCATGATGCACTTCACCACACCCACCAGCGCGGACACCGCAACGATCGGTGACGACCTGCTCCACGGGGCGGAGGCCATCGCGGTCTTCGTCTTTGGCAACGTTCGCCATCGCCGCAAGGTCTATTACTACGCCAGCGACGCCAAGGTGCGGATGCCCGTGTTCCGGATCGGCAACGTCATTTGCGCCCGCAAAAGCAAACTCATTGAGTGGATCGAGGTCCAGGAGGCACATCGGTGAACGATGCCTCCGCGCCCTTCCACGATCTGACAGACTTGCGGCTTGCTTTGCATCGACATGGTTACCGGCCAGTGCCGGTGGCCGGGGCGCATCTCGACATGAAATCGGCGGGCAAGCGGCCCCTGATGAAAGGCTGGGAAACAGTCTGCGCCAGCGCCGACGAAGACGAAGTGCGGCGCTGGGCCAGATATCAGCGCAACTGCACCAACACCGGCCTGCTCTGCGGCGATCTGGTTGGTGTTGATATCGACGTGCTAGATGAGGGGCATGCGGAGCACTTGACCGCTGTCGCCACCGAGATGCTGGGTGCCACGCCCGCCCGTAGGATAGGCCGCGCGCCAAAGCTTCTGCTGGCGTTCCGGGCGGAGGCGGCATTCGACAAGGTCCAGACGCCCGAGTTTCACATGCTCGACGGGACCGTGGCGCGGGTGGAGGTTCTGGCAACCGGCCAGCAGTTTGTCGGTTTCGGCATCCATCCCGGCACCAGAGAACCCTACTACTGGCCAGACTCCTCGCCGCTGGACGTGCCGCTGGCATCGCTGCCCACTATCGACCACTCGCTCTGCTCAGCCTTCATCACCGCGGCAGATCAATATCTGCGCAGGGTCGGCGGCCAGACAACGACCGAACGGCGCGATATCGACCGCGAAGGGCGCAAGATTGCCGGGCTCAAGCACCAGGATGCACCATCGCGGGAGTTGGTCGAGGAGGCTGTCGGTCACATTGGCAATACTGATCTTGCCTATGATGAATGGATCAAGGTCGGGTTGGCGCTTTACGCCGCGCTGGGCGACGGCGGACGGGATCTGTGGGAATACTGGTCAGCCCAATCTGCCAAGAACGACCCAGCCTACAGCGCTGCAAAATGGGACAGCTTTACTGCTGTGCGCAGTGTCACCGTCGGCACGCTGTTCTGGATGGCTCGCCAGAACGGTTGGCGTGCCGAACAGCCGCGCCGTGGGCGTGCTACACGCGCGACCATGGCGGCGACGGATAGTGCCTCCGCAACCGAGGGCAACCGGCCGCTGATCCGCGTCCGCGCAGGCATGATGCCGGAAACCATCGACCTCGCCGAAGACGCGCTGATTGCCTCCGGCTTGGGCTTCTATCAGCGCGGCAGCATCGTCGTGCGCCCTGCCATGGTGCCGGTTGTGATTTCCGGTGGTCGCAAAATTGTCGCCCAGCGCCTGGTGCACGTCAAAGCGCACCACATGGCCGAAGCGTTCACCAAAGCCGCTTTTTGGGAACGCTTCGACATGCGCGCCGGGGAATGGGTCAGCACCGACTGCTCACAGCGGCTGGCGGAAACATACCTCGCACGGGAGGGTCAATGGCAGTTGCCGGTTCTGACCGGGCTGATCAACTGCCCAACCTTGCGCGAAGATGGCTCGATCCTCGACCAGCCCGGTTATGACGCGCTGACCGGGCTGCTGTTCGATCCGCAGGGCGAACGCTTTCCCCTGCTGCCTCGAGACCCCGACCGTGACACCGCTTTGCGGGCTTTGGCCTTCCTGCGCGACCTCATCGGCACCTTTCCGTTCGTGACACCTGCCGACTTCTCGGTCGCACTATCTGCCATCCTGACCGTCCTTATCCGCCGCTCCCTGCCCACCGCCCCGCTTCACGCCTTCAACGCGCCATCAGCCGGAAGCGGCAAATCCATGCTGGTCGATCTGGCCAGCCGGATCGCGACCAGCCGCCCCGCCCCGGTCATCGCGCAGGGCAAATCCGAGGAGGAAATGGAGAAACGCCTTGGGGCGTCCTTGATCGCGGGAGACGTGTTGATCGCCATCGACAACTGCGACGAACCGCTCGGCGGCGAACTTCTGTGTCAGGCGCTGACCCAGACCAGCCTGAAGGTCCGCATCCTCGGCAAATCGCTGAACGCCGAAGTGCCCAGTAATTCAACGATGTTCGCCACCGGCAACAACCTCACACTGGAGGGCGACATGACCCGCCGCGCCATTCGTGCGACGCTGGATGCCGGGGTGGAACGGCCTGAGTTGCGCGCCTTCGACCGCGATCCCGTCGCCACGGTGATCAAACACCGCGGAGACTATGTGACTGCCGCGCTGACGATCCTGCGCGCCTATCACGTCGCGGGGCGCCCGGCGCAGACCATCCCTTTGGGATCCTTCACCGAATGGTCGCGATGGGTTCGCGATGCGTTGATCTGGCTGGGCGAGGCCGACCCCTGCCAGACCATGGAGGGCATGCGTGGCGCGGACCCAAAGCTCGGCGCGCTGAACACGGTGATGGAGCAATGGCACGCGGTGATTGGCGAGGACCGTGTCACCGTCCGCCAGATCATCGACCGCGCCACGGAACAGCGACCCCAGGTGCAGGGCCGATCCGAGTTCATCCACCCTGAGTTCCGCGAAGCACTTTTGTCCATCGCGGGCGAAGGTGGGGCGATCAACGGTGGGCGGCTTGGCAAGTGGATCGGGGCCAATCAAAACCGCATCGCAGCGAGGATGAAACTGGTCGCAGCCGGTTTGTCAGCAGGCCGCGCCCGCTGGCAACTGGTCGCAGTGGATCGGGACGCAACTGTTAACAAGGGTTCGGAAGATTTCCGGGGCTGTGCCGATGCGTGACACGGATTGGCAATTCGTCTGGTGGGTTTGGTGGGTTTGGTGGACTTGTTCCCCCCTGTTTCATTGTTTGTCCTTAAAGTTTTCAGCGACTTGGAACAGGGTGACATGTGACAGACACCACCATGACACGCGCGAAGTGACACTTATGGAAAGGGGGCGGAAACACCCCACCAATCTCCACCAAACCCACCAGACAAAACGGCAACCGTTTGGGCTTGGCGTCACGCTTCGACAAAGCATCCGAACCGTTGGAACGGATCGCCAATGCGCTGTCGCTTCGCAGCTCGGATCGCGGCTGCACTGGCTGTCAATCGGGATGATCGGGAAAGAGGCGGTTCCTTTTGGGCGGATTTGTATGCGGGGGAGCTCAGCGCATGACCCCTCCAGCGTCAGGGGGCGAAATTGACTAAACTCAACACCTCTGAGACCAAGACTGCCTTCGCCGTGCGGGTCGGCCTGACCAAGGGACGCATCTCACAACTGGTGGCCGAGGGGTTGCCAGTGCGCGGCGATGGCCAGATCGACGTTGCCATGGGCCTGGCATGGATCGAGGACAACCTTGATCCCTCTCGCCGCAACAAGGGTGGCACGGTCGCCCCTGCCCGCAGTGGCATCACGCTGGCTGAGGCGAAACGTATGCATGAAATTGTAAAGGTGCAGCGCGCCAAGCTGGCTTTTGAACGAGAGCAGGGTCAATTGATCGAAACCGTCGCAGCCACCCGTACGGTGTTTGCCCGCGCCCGCGCCGAACGCGACGCGCACATGGCATGGGTCCAGCGCACCGCCCCCCTGCTGGCCGCCGAGGTCGGAGCCGATCCCCGCGCGACCTTCGCAGCTCTCGACCGAATGATGCGCGAACATCTCGAATACTTGGCCGACATGCCGCTGGGGAGTTTTGGCGATGGTGCCTGAAATTGACCTCGCCTGGCGGCGCGGCATCAGGCCCGAACCACCCATCCCGGTGTCGGACTGGGCCGACCGACACCGCATCCTGCCGCCCACTTCTGCGGAACCGGGGCGCTGGCGCACAGACCGCACGCCCTATCTGCGGGCGGTGATGGATGCGCTGTCCACCTCCAGTCCCTATGAACGGGTCGTGCTGATGAAGGGCGCGCAGACGGGCGGGTCCGAGGCCGGGTTGAACTGGCTGGGCTACATCATCCAGAACGCTCCCGGCATCGCCATGCTGGTCATGCCATCGCTGGACATGGTGCGGCGCAACACCACCGTCCGGATTGATCCTCTTATCGAAGCCACCCCGGCCTTGCGCGATCTGGTGTCAGCCCCAAGGTCGCGCGACGCCGGGAACAGTCTGTTCCGAAAGTCCTTCCCCGGCGGCCAGCTGGTGATGACCGGGGCGAACAGCGCGGTGGGCCTGCGGTCCACGCCGGTCCGATACCTGTTCCTAGACGAGGTGGACGGCTATCCCGGCGATGCCGATGGTGAGGGCGACCCCGTCGATCTGGCCATACAGCGCACCACCACCTTCCGGGGGCGGCGCAAGATTTACATGGTGTCCACCCCAACTCTGAAGGGCCATTCCCGCATCGAAGCTGCCTATCTAGACAGCGACCAGAGGTATTTCCACGTGCCCTGCCAGCATTGCGGCGACATGGCTCCGATCACTTGGGCGCGCATCCGATGGCCCGAGGGGCAGCGCGACGCCGCCTATATGATCTGCGATGCCTGCGGAGGCGTGCATCATGAACATGAAAAGCCTCGGCTTCTGGTCGCTGGCGAATGGCGTCCCACTGCTCTGGGCGATGGCCGCACGGCAGGGTTCCACCTGTCGTCGCTCTATTCGCCGTGGGAAACATGGGCCGAAATTGCGCTGGATCATGCGCGCGTCGCCAAGGATCCGGCCCGCCTGCAAGTCTGGGTCAACACCAAGCTGGGCGAGTCGTGGGAGGATCAGGCGGGTGATACCGTCCCTGCCGATCCACTGATGGCGCGGCGCGAGGATTGGGGCCGCGACCTCGCCCCCGGCGTGGCGGCGCTGACGGCTGGCGTCGATGTGCAGGGCGACCGGATCGAGGTGCAAGTTGTCGGCTGGGGCCGAGATGAGGAGGCATGGGTTATCGACTACCGCGTGCTCTGGGGCGACCCTTCCGGCCCACGCCTATGGTCAGACCTCGACGGCGTGCTGAACGGCACCTATGGCGACCTGCCCGTGCGCGCCGTAGCCGTCGACACGGGCGGCCATCACACCAAGATGGCCTACGAGTTCTGCCGTACCCGCCTTGCCCGCCGCATCTGGGCGATCAAGGGGCGCGGCGGGCCCGGCATTCCCGTCTGGCCACGCCGCCCCACCCGCACCAACAAGGGCAAGATCCCGCTGTTCATCGTCGGCGTCGATGCCGTGAAGGACGCCGTCTACGCCCGCCTGAAGCTGACCGAACCCGGCCCCGGCGCCATCCACTTCCCCCGCCGCCTAGACGCCGACTATTTCCGCCAGCTGACCGCCGAACGCGTCGTCACCCGCTTCGAAAAGGGTCGCCCGATCCGCTCCTGGCAACCAAAGCGCGACGGCGAACGCAACGAGGCGCTGGACACCTTCGTCTATGCCCACGCTGCCCTGCACGGACTGATCAGCATGGGGATGCGGTTGAATGAAGAGGTGGAGGGGATGGCGGGGATTACCACGATGCCAGCGCAGAAAAAGGCGGGGGTAATCCGATCAGTGTGGATGCTCTGATGCAGTTTTCTTCTTGTGCATCGGCCTGAAAGAATTACGTTGAACCCTAGAAGTTGACCTTCATTGGTTGGTGGCTGAAGAGAAAAGGAATGACTATGCCTACGAACGCTTTTCATTTTATTTGTCTCGACCCTCGAAAATCTAAAAAAGCCGCAATAAATTCAACTCTCCAGAATCTTGGCTCAATAACGTGGCGAAGGCTGCCACCAATACGACTTAAAGAATATCCCGAAACATCTATTCGAGCAAAGACTGCATTTGACTCCGCCACTAAGAAGCCAACAGGCAGCGCTATGATGGCAGTCAAGATCGCTCTACTTCGTGCGCAATATAACGGAGCTCGCTCCTTCTTCGAAGAAAATCGCGATGCTATTGCTGTTTCCTGGAATGGCCTCAATGGCACGCGCCGTGCATTCATGGACGGTGCTCGCGATGCTGGTGCTCGCACGCTCTATTTTGAGCTCAGCCCGTTCGCTGGTCGCATCACGGTAGACCCTTGCGGAGTGAACAACGCAAACAGCCTCCCGCGTGAAATTGGACCATACTTAGCGTGGGCCAAAAATTCTGGTATGGCTGATAGCTGGCGCGAAGTAATAGATACAATCCAAGCACGTAAGCCTTTTGTGAATTGCACGGACGCCACCACAGGACCTGCATTGACTGAGCCTTTCATCTTTGTGCCGCTCCAGGTTCCTGGCGACAGTCAGCTCAGGCTCTTTGGTGGAAACTTCCGTACAGTTGAAGCTATGATCGAGGCCACTATTGACGCCGCGCGGAACCTGCCCGACGGTTGGCATCTGCGGCTGAAGGAACATCCAAGCTCACACGTCCAGTTTGGCGATCTGATCGCCAAACTCGCCCACCCCAAGATCGTGCTCGACAATTTGACCGACACCTTCGCGCAGGTTGCCGCAGCGCGCGCCGTCATCACCGTGAACTCTTCGGTCGGCCTTGAGGCGATGTTCTTCGAGAAACCCGTCGTCGCCCTAGGGGAATGCTTCTGGGCGATCCCCGATGTGGCAACACATTGCCCGACCGTCGAGGGCCTAGTCCGCCTGCTCAAGGATCCCGAGGCCCTGTTGTCGTTCGACCCCGGAGCGCGGAGCGCGTTCTTATCGTTCCTGACGCAGGTCTATTACCCCAAGTTGCCGCATGACGGAAAGGATATGGTGATCGACGAGGTTAATAAAGTCAGGGCGCGTCTCGTCGGCCCTGATACGCTTGGCTTCTGGCAGTGCTAAGTTGCGGGAGCAACAATATGATCCGTCAGTTCTGGGCTAGGTCGCCGTTACGCGCCTCCCGCGTCGACATCGTGCCTCCGGGCCCCGCGGCGGACCGCGCTGGCCTTGCGATCTGTGCGATCATGCGTAACGAAGAGCGTCATATCGGCGATTGGTTACGCTTCCACGCCGCCGCTGGCGTGCTGGACTTCTATCTGTACGACAATCTCTCCACCGATGATACCATCGCGGCGGCGCGCGCAGTTCGCGGCGTCCGCACCACCATCCTTCCTTGGAGGCTTAGCACCACCTCAAGCAAGCCAAAGATGATTATCCCTCAGCAGATCATGGCATACTGCCATGCCATCTGCACCTTCGGCTCGGCCCATCGGTGGATGGCCTTCATCGACATCGACGAGCTTCTCCTGCCGCAAGCAGCGCAGCAACTGTCCGAGGCGCTCAGACCGCTCGAAGTCTATTCGAACATCTCGCTGCCCTGGGTCATGTTCGGCCCATCAGGCCATGATGACCCGCCTGACGAGCCTGCTGCATTTGCCTATTTGGAACGGGCAGAGCGGCAGGAGGGAGCGCTATTGAACTTCAAGTGTATTGTGGACCCCTGCAAGGTCTCGCAGGTCAGCGTACACAAGTTTCGCACACTCGACATGGGTGAGAAATCGGCTAACGACGCTGGCGTTGTTGCCCAATACAAGCAACGCAGTGGCAGGGGCTTCATGTCGAACAAGAACATCCAGCTCAACCATTACTACACCCGTTCTCGGAGCGAGCTGGAATCGAAGGTGCGCGGAGGCGGTGTTTCGGGCGTAGACAACGCCAAGCGCGAAGATGCCATCCGGCGCAAGGTCGCCCTTATAGGGTCGAGCACGGTTAGAGACACGGCGGCGATCAACTTTCTTCTACGAAAGGGAATTGCAAGCGGCAGCGACCTACGCAGCTTCGTTCCTGTCCAGTCAGTGGAGGATCAACAGTGAAGATCGTCTTTCAGCATCTTCGCGACACCCAGAATGTTGGCGACCGGTGGTGCAGCCCGTTCGACTGGTTCGAATGGCCAGCCTATGCAGAGGCACGCGACATCAGTCGGCCAGGCGAAGATTATGACGTCGGAATCTACGGCGGGGGCAAGATCTTCGGCGGCCTGTCAAGCTATACTGGAGTTCGCAAGACGCCGGGCAGCTTGCATATTGCGTGGGGGGTCGGCACTCTGCAGACACTGCCAATATCTTTGCGCTATGCCCGAGCGCGCCGGCTGTGTGATATCGTCGGAACACGAGATTGGGGGGATCGCCGTTACGAATGGGCGCCTTGCACAAGCTGTATGTCCCCTTTGTTCGACGCGCCCGCACCGCCTGAACATGACGTTGTTTTCTACTATCACGGTGGCAAGACCGAGGCGCAGGGCATTCGAATTCCGGCTGATATCCCGTCGCTGTCCAACAATGCCAACTCGCTAGAGGAAGCATTAGCATTCATTGCATCCGGCCGGACCGTCGTCTCCAACTCATATCATGGGGTCTACTGGGCGCTCTTGATGGGAAGGCGCGCCCTCTGTGTGCCGTTCTCAAGAAAGTTCTCCGCCTACCGTCTGCCACCGGGCTATGCCGGTCCGAGAAACTGGTTAAATTGCCTAGATGACGCGCGATCACAGCCTGAGTTTCTTTCACTATGCCGGGCTGCGACAGAGGACTTCTACCGCCGTGTATGCGCAGCGATCGAGAAACGAGACGCAAGATAACAAATGCCGCGAGGTAGAGCGAAAGATGGACACTATGCTGAGCAAGCTTTTCGATCAACTTTGGGGCGATCGTTCGCCACTCTACGCCTACCCGAAAGGCATCCTTCGGGTTCCTCGCGGACGATCCCGAAATGCACCACCTCCCTTCGACACTATCGGTCATGCTGGCGTCGGCTTGAAATATCTGCTCGACCATTATGCCTTCGAGACCGTGATAGACGTGGGATCGGGAACAGGCCGTCACGCGAGCCTGTTCGAGAAGTTTGGAAAGACAGTCACACGACTTGACTACGGTGTGGCTGACACGTTCACCAAGGGTGGAAAAACAGACGATGTCATTCTAACCGACATCGTCGCGTTCCAGACCGAGAAGCGTTGGGATTGTGTCTGGGCAAGCCATATAATGGAGCATCAGCAAAACGTTGGGCTCTTCATCTCGAAGCTGTTTGAGCTAACCCACGAGGGCGGTATCGTGGCAATCACGGTCCCACCGGTCAAGCAGCGCCTCGCGGGCGGGCACCTAACGATGTGGAATCAGGGGCTTGTGATCTATAACTGCTGCTTGGCGGGCATCGACATGAGCGAGGCGGAAGTCTTCCGATACGGCGGCAACATCACAATGATCGTGCGCAAGAAAACCATCGATCTACCAAAGCTCGGGTACGACAAAGGCGATATCGAAATGCTGCAGCCTTTCCTGCCGAAGGGTTTTCGACACGGCCTCGATGGGAGCCGGATCGAGATCGCGAGACATCCCTTGGGCTGAGAACTGGCCGGACGCGCCTGAGCCTTGGCAGGCGTTGATTGGACCGATTACGACTGCATAAGAGGACCGCGCGCCGATGAAGTTCTGGAGCCCTATAATCGACAATAGCATGACCGGGATCTACACTGGTCCTCCGACGCGTCGTCTCAGGCTTCCGCGGCGTCGGGCGAGGCGAACGCTCAAGCTACTTGCGCTGCTTTCCGGCCATACGCTGGCAGTGTGGGCTACTCGGGCATCGGGTTGGCTTGGACGCCCGGGGCTGAAGATCATCTACAATTCAGACCTGAACCTCTACTTCGCCCACGAAACCGAGGTCCACGCCTTCGCTCACCCGAAGCGGCTCTGGACACTGTTTAATGGCCAGATCGCGCGCGGGAAAAAGATGGCCTACGAATATCTGCTCGATCAGATCGACTTCCAAGATGGTGATCGTATCATCGATGTAGGAGCGAATACAGGCGACCTTGCGCTGGCCTTCCGTGCCATGAAGCGCAAAGTATACATTGAGGCGTTCGAGCCTTCACCCGGCGAATTCGCTGCATTGCAGAAGAATCTCGCAGTCTGCTCTGCCGTCATCGACTACCGTGCTCATCAGGTTGCGCTCTGGAGTGAAACGTCCGAAGGGCTAACCTTCTATCTCAAGCCCGGGAAAGGGGACAGCTCGGTCCTACCGATTGAGGGAGCGACTGGGGAGATAAAGGTCCCGGGCCAGCGTCTCGATGACGCACTCCCGCCTGACGCCACCCGGTACCGCCTGCTCAAACTGGAGGCTGAGGGAGCCGAGCCTGAAATCCTTCAGGGTGCCGAGCGGCTTCTTCCCCAGATCGATTACATCGCTGTTGACGTCGGTTTCGAACGCGGCACGAAGGCGCTTTCGACCCTGCCGGAAGTTGCCAACTTTCTCCTCACGCGCGGCTTCGAGATAGTTGGCTTTGAAGGCGGGCGGTATGTACTCCTGTTTGAGAACAAGAGCGTCGACCGCCCCATTCTCAAACATTCCTAATAGCTTGCTGCACCCCTGCCGTGCGACTCTCCCCGCATGCGCAGCCTGCTCCATCGCCTATTCGCCCGCCCCGGCACCCGTGCGTTTGACGCTGCGGGTGGTGGTCGGCGTTGGGAAGGGGCGCGGACGGTCGATGGGCTGAACACAGCGATCCTTGCAGGGGCGACAACGGCTGCGCGACGTGCGGGATGGTATGCGCGGAACAACCCTTGGGTCGCGGCGGCGGTGGACAGCCTGGTCGGCAATGTCGTCGGCGCGGGGATAAAACCGCAGTCCACTCATCCCGACCGCGCCGTGCGCGAACGGCTGCAGGTGCTTTGGCTGCGCTGGACAGATCATGCCGATCCAGGCGGGTTGGCCGATTTCTACGGGCTGCAGGCGATGGCCGTGCGCGCAATGGTAGAGGGCGGCGAGAGTTTCGCCCGCCTTCGTGTGGTTCAGGATGCCTCGGCAGTTCCACTGCACATCGACCTGCTGGACCGGGACCAGATTCCTCTGGACCTGCACCGCGACATCGGTGGTGGCGCGCGCATTAGGGGTGGCATCGAATTCAACGGCGCTGGGCAGCGCACCGCCTACTGGGCGATGCGCGACCGGCCCGGCGATCCGCTGGCGTCGTTGCGGCTGGAGCCGCTGCGCATCCCCGCGACCGACTGCCTGCACCTGTTCAAACCTTTGGCCGCTGGACAGTTGCGCGGGATCACCTGGCTGGCACCAGTGCTGCTGCGGCTGCACGAGTTGGACCAGTTCGAGGATGCGGCCCTGGTGAAGGCCAAGGTGGCGGCACTGTTCACCGGCTTCATCACTGACCCGGATGGCACGGCGGGTGGGCTGACCGGCGCCAACAATGGCGGCGCGTTGACCGTTGGCATGGAACCCGGCAGCTTGATCCCCTTGCCGCCTGGCACCGACATCCGCTTTTCCAATCCGACCGAGAGCGAAGCCTACGGTCCCTTCGTCAAAAACCACCTGCGCGCTGTGGCTGCGGGGATGGGCCTGCCATACGAGCTGGTCTCGGGCGATCTGGAAGGAGTGACCTATTCCTCGATCCGTGCCGGGCTGATCGAGTTTCGCCGTCGGGTTGAGCAGTTGCAGCACAACGTGGTGGTGCATCTGTTCTGCCGTCCAGTCTGGGAACGCTTCGTGCGGCTGGCGGTACTGTCCGGCGACCTGCCCGCCCGCGATTTCGACCGTGATCCCGCTGACTATCTTTCCTGCGAATGGCTCCCGCCCAAGTTCGATTACGTCGATCCGAAGAAGGACGTGGAGGCTGAGATCCTCGCCATCAACGCCGGGCTTAAGAGCCGCAGGCAGGCGATTTCGGAACGGGGCTATGACGCAGAACAAGTCGACGCCGAGATTGCCGCTGACAAAGCGCGGACCGATGCGCTGGGCCTAAGCTTCGGTGCGCCGCCCGCCGCCAAGGAGGACATCCCCGATGAATGACGCCGTCAGCCTTCTGACCCGCCGTGCGGACTTGGCCCCAGCCAGCGCCGATCGCGATGCACGCACTGTCGAGGTGGTATGGTCCACCGGCGCGCCCGTGCGCCGCCGCGACATGGCAGGGCAATACATCGAACGCCTCAGCCTCGCGCCCGAGGCGGTGGACCTGACCCGCCTGCAAGGGGCCAGCGTGCTCGATGCCCACCGCCAATCCGCCGTGCGCGATGTGCTCGGCAGCGTGCAATCCGCCAGCGTCGATGGCCAGCGCGGCACGGCGCTGATCCGGTTCTCGGCGCGGCCCGAGGTGGAACCGCTCTGGCAGGACGTGCTGTCGGGTATCCTGCGCCATATCTCCGTCGGCTATTCGGTCGAGGACTGGTCCGAGACCACCGAGAACGGCGCGCGCGTCCTGACCGCCGTGCGCTGGACCCCCCACGAAATTTCCCTGGTGCCGACGCCCGCAGATCCGGGTGCCCATATTAGAATGGAGAACAATATGCCCGATGACATCCGGAGCACAGTTGCAAACGACAACGGTGCAAATGTCCGCGCCACGATCAACACCGAAATCCGCTCCATCGCCAGCATCGCCGGGCTGGACCAGGCTTGGATCGACGGCCAGATCGATGCTGCCGCCGATGCCGACACAGCCCGGCGTGCCGCCTTCGATGCGCTCGCCAGCCGCAGCGCGCCAACCATCCGCACCGAACAGGTCCGCGTCGAGATCGGCGAGAGCCAGGACGACCCGGCCCTGCGCGCACGCCAGATGGGCGAGGCGCTCTATGCGCGGATCAATCCCCGGCACCAACTGTCCGACCCGGCCAGGCGCTACGCTTATGCCACGCCGGTGGATATGGCCAAGGAACTGCTGATGCTTCGCGGCGAGTCCACCATGGCGCTGTCTCCTGCCAGCCTCGTCACCCGCGCACTGCACACGACCTCTGATTTCCCGATCATCCTTGGGGATACCGTGGGCCGCGTGCTGCGCGACGCTTATCAGGCTGCGCCGTCCGGCATTCGTCGCCTTGGCCGACAGACCTCGGCGCGGGATTTTCGGTCGGTCAACAAGATCATGCTGGGCGAAGCCCCGCTTCTGGAAAAGCTTAACGAGCACGGCGAGATCAAGGCCGGGACGATGGCCGAGGCGCGAGAGGCCTACAAGATCGAGACGTGGGCGCGCAAGATCGGCATCACCCGGCAGGTGCTGGTGAACGATGACCTAGGGGCATTTTCGGACCTCGCCCGCCGCATGGGTCAGGGCGCGGCCGAGACAGAGGCGCGGATCCTCGTGACCCTGCTGGAGGCCAACAGCGGCAACGGCCCAACCCTGTCGGACACCAAGGCTCTGTTCCACGTCGACCATGGCAACAGGGCAGGCACCGGCGCGGTGATCTCCGATGGGACGCTCTCTGCCGCCCGGCTGGCGCTGCGCACCCAAAAGGGGATTGAGGACCGCACAATCCGAGTTACGCCAAAAAATCTACTGGTCCCGCCTGCGCTGGAGACCGTGGCAGAGAAGTGGCTGGCAACAATCGCACCTGCCACGGCCGCCGATGTGAACCCTTTCTCGGGATCTCTCTCGTTGGTCGTGGAACCGCGCCTTTCCAGCGCCACCCGCTGGTATATCACTGCCGACCCCGGCGAGATCGACGGCCTGGAGTTCGCCTATCTGTCGGGCAACGAGGGGCCGCAGGTCGAAAGCAGGTCGGGCTGGGATGTCGACGGTGTGGAAATCCGGGTGATCCTGGACTTCGGCGCAGGCTTTATCGACCACCGCGGCTGGTTCATGAACGCCGGTGCGTGAGGATGGCTGACCTCGCCCAACTAACCGCCTGGCGCGATGCCCTGATGGCCGCCCGCTATCAGGGCATTCGCACCGTCGAATACGACGGCAAGCGGATCACCTACGCCACTGATGCAGAAATGGCAGCGGCACTGGGCGACCTCAACCGACAGATCACCAGGTCAACGGCACGCATCGCCGTGGTCCGCATCCAATCCTCGAAAGGGCTCTGAACCATGAAGACCTACAGCCAGAACGGCCACGTCATCACCGTGCCCACTCCCGCAGGCGGCATCGCTGCTGGCGAGGGCGTGATCGTCGGCAACATCTTCGGCATCGCCGCCTATGCGGCCGCCGTGGGCGATCCGCTCGAACTAGCCACCACCGGCGTCTATCAACTGCCGAAAGCCACCGCCGCCGTGCTGACGGTCGGCGCGCGGGTCGCGTGGGACAATACCGCGAAGAACATCAACGTGCCAGGTACTGGGCGTTTCCCCGTGGGCATTGCGACGGAGGCTGCGGGGAATGGCATCACCAGCGTAGCTGTTCGGCTGGATGGCGTTGGGACCGTTGCAGCATGATGGAGCGAGATATCCGCGCCGTTCTGAATGGTCTCACCCAGTTGGTCGATGACCCTTGTACACGACTCATGCGATTTTCATTCTGCTTTTGGGCCAATGTCGAAACGCCTCGGCGGGGTCGGTGCGTAAGAGGCGCCTGATTTCATCGAGCCCAATGCGGAAGATGGATTTCGCGAAGCGTCCGTGAGATTTCCGTGGGCGCTTTCGTGCTCCAAGTTTTGCGGATGCGATCTTTGCGGCCCAAGCCATTGCGAGCGCGACCAGCCCGATTAGCAGGCTTCCAGCTTCCGGTGAGCCCAAGCATGCGCACCACCAACCGAGCGGACCAATCCTGTTCAAGATCGACAAACTGAAAGAACCGTTGCAGGCGCCGGTATGTACTTTCCACCTTGGCCTGGGTCGGCATCTCACCACAGATGTGGCTCAGGTTGACCGTTCGGACACTGGCGATGCCAATCACCAGTAAGCAAAGCGTCTCAAGACGACTATTGCTGAGTGCCAGCCCTGCAGATAGCCTCATCGACAGCGCGTCGATCGCTTTTCGGATCACGGGATGCTCCTTTGCAAACAGCA